TCGCATAGTTAAAGGTTCGGGTGTTACCACTGTAACCGTACCCACATCACCACTAACAGCAATCACAAACACAAGCCTACTACTCAACTACACCAACGCTGGTATCATTGACAATGCAATGATGAACAACTTGGAAACAGTGGGTGATGCCAAAATCTCTACTGCACAATCAAAATTTGGCGGATCAAGTATGGCGTTCGATGGTACAGGTGATTATCTAACTGCACCTTTCTCTGTGGCCAATCAATTTGGTACTGGAGATTTTACAATAGAATTTTGGCTTTATAGAGCCGGTGGATCAGCATATCAAACAATACTTGACACAAGAAGTTCAGGAACTGCATCGCCTTGGGCAGTGCTGTTAAATTCCAGCAATCAACCTTATATTTTAATTGCAAGCGATATTGCCAGCTCAATTGCTGTTGCTTCGGCCACGTGGACTCATATTGCAATTTGTAGAGCAAGTGGAACATTACGAATATTCAATGATGGAGTACAGGGCTATAGCGGTGCAAACTCAACCAGTATGATGCCAACAGGTCCATTGAGAGTAGGTAAAACTATAGATAACGTATATGATTTAAATGGTTATATAGACGATCTCCGCATCACAAAAGGCTTGGCCAGATACACCACCACATTCACGCCACCCACAGCGGCATTACCAACATATTAATAACATAATGAGAGCAAACGAGTTTTTAATAGAACGTGCAACCAGCGTAGTATTTCATTACACTAGTACCAATGCCGCATTAAAGATTCTACAATCAGGTAACTTTGAACTAGCAAGTGTAACAGGTAATAGTAGCGAAGAAGATTATGCACCAAAAGGTTATCCATACTTCTTAAGTTTAACAAGAACACCGACTGGTGACTATCATAGATATGTTGGTACGGGTGGTGTAATGTTTAAAATGAACGGTGATTGGTTCAACAGTAGATACATTGTTAAGCCAATAGACTATTGGAATAGTGCTTGGTTAAAAAGTGATGGTACTAGAACACGTGAATCAGAAGATAGAGTGTTCAGCAAAGAGCCAAGTATACCAATGACACCTGTTACAGAGATACATATCTTATTAAAAGAACAAAATGAATATCGTAGCCCACAAACACGGCAAATAATGATAACAGCTAAACAAAAAGATATACCAGCATATCTTTATACAAATGAGAGTGCTTGGAGATTATTAGATACACGTAAGAGTGTTCAGCCAAGTCAAGCCAAAGATGTATTGAAGGGTCAACCAACTAGAGGTGCTACTCGTAAGCCAACTGACTTTGTTAAGCCTTGGATTGAGTTGATTGAAAAAGACAAAGAGGAATATCTAAGCGATAGAGCAAAGAGACAACTAAAGAACCTGTTATGGTATCACGATACTACAGGCGATCATAACATAGGTGTTGATTTAAGTAACGCACGTAAGCCAGATGCAGGAGATAGAGCTAGTGCTGTGAAGTTGATTAAATACATGAACGACAATGAAATTAAAAATACAATAGAGTTGAAAAACTATATATATGATAAATGGAATAAGTTGAAAAAGGCAACATAATATGACAGTAACAATAACAGGTGGATTAACATTTAGTGGCGGATGGACGTTTACACCTGGTGGCGGGGGTGGAGGTGGTGGCACTCAAAAGGCTATCTTTGGATATGGAACTACCGGTACAGTTACAGCAATAACTAATCTAGTATCTAACACGGGTGTAGTTGGTAATGATGTTACAGGTGTGGGTACTGCTAGAGAAGGCCTTGCGGCAGCAGGTTATGGTACTGACAAAGCTATATTTGGATATGGGTTTAATGCTAGTTATACCGTTGCATATTCACTAACTAACTTAGTATCAAACACAGGCGTAATAGCTACCGATACAACGGGTGTAGGTACAGTGCGAGGTTATCTTGCAGCCGCTGGATATGGCACCGATAAAGCTATATTTGGATATGGTGCTAACATAAGTTTTACCGGATTGTCAATGACCAATCTAGTATCAAACACTGGTGTAGTTGCCATAGATACCACTGGTGTTGGTACTGCTAGGTTTGCCCTTGCGGCTGCAGGTTATGGTACTGACAAAGCTATATTTGGATATGGTCTTGTCGGTAGCGGAGTGTCAATGACTAATTTAGTAAGTAATGCAGGAGTAGTTGCTACAGATACAACAGGAGTTGGTCTTGCTAGATATTATCTAGCAGCCGCAGGGTATGGTACTGATAAAGCAATATTTGGGTATGGAAATGTCACAAGTGTAGGTCCTTCCGCAACAACCAACTTAGTAAGTAACACCGGTGTTGTTGCTACAAATACTACAGGTGTAGGTACTACTAGGTATGCTCTTTCAGCAGCCGGGTATGGAGCTGATAAAGCTATATTTGGATATGGTAATAGTGGCTCAGTAACTGCAATAACCAATTTAGTATCAAACACAGGCGTTGTTGCTACTGATACTACAGGTGTAGGTACTGCTAGGGATAGTTTAGCAGCCGCAGCCTACGGTTAAACAAAAAAGATGAAATAAAAATGAGAGCAACAGACTTTATAATATTAGAAGATACAGAGATACTTGACGAAGTAGCAATGAATCCTACACGGTTAAAGCAAGAGGCTGCTAAGACTGGTGCTCAGGCTGGTATGGAATTTGAGATGATTGTTCCAAACGTTAAACGAGAAGAAGGTGACGGAGATCCAGAAGCTGACTATGATAGTGATGAAAGTGCTGGTAGTATTCAAAACATACGCAACTTTTTCTATGACCGTAACTACAATGGTCTTAGAGAAGTAGATAGTTTAGTTGATGAGCTAACTGAAGGTTATCACGAATGGGCAGATGAAAGACGTAGCGAACAATGGGATAGTGAAGGTAAAGATTATCTACGTGAATACATTGAAAGTGAAGGTGAGTTTGATGAAGATGCCGCACTTGATGAAGCGTATGACCAATTAGGCTTAACAGATGAACAAAAGGAAGCGGCGAACAAAGCAGGTAAGATATCTAAACGCAGTGAAACAGAAGGCAATGAAGCTTGGAAACACTGGAAAGAAGCACACGATTTAGCAAGTGAAAAGTTCGACCAGTTTGTTGAAGAAGAATGGGATGAACAATCTAGATTGTATGACAATGCACGTGAAAAGTGGATGGATGAAACTGATTGGCCAGACGAAAATGATTGGTTAGAAAGTGAAGGTCTTTATACAATGCAAGACGTTGAAAGTAACTATGATATTACTTGGCCACATTGGTTTTATCCCGACAATGGTGGTGACTTAAGCGTTGATGATGTTGGTGATGAGTTCAGTAGAATGATTGGTAAGCCAGTCAATACAAGCGAACGTTATCACGGTGCTCGTAGAGAAGCAGGTCACTATGTAGTTGAACCTGATGGTAGCTTAGAGCCAGATGATTACAGTTCTGCTGGATTAGAGTTTGTAAGTCCACCAATGCCAATAGATGAAATGATAACTGACTTCAACAAAGTTGTTGCTTGGGCTAAGAAAACAGGTTGCTATACGAATGATAGTACCGGCTTACATATCAACGTAAGTGTTCCTGACTTCAGTAGAGAAAAGCTTGACTATGTTAAACTAGCATTACTATTAGGTGACGAATATATATTGAAAGAGTTCGACCGTGAAGGTAACACTTTTTGCAAGAGTGCGTTGAAACAAGTTAAAGATAACATTAGAGAAAATCCAGCAAACGCTAAAAAGTTGTTAGATGGAATGAAAAGTGGACTAAGTGATATTGCTAGCAAACTAGTTCATAGTGGTTCAACAGCCAAATATACAAGTATCAATACTAAAGATGGTTACATTGAGTTTCGTAGCCCGGGAGGTGATTGGTTGGATACTGATATACCTAAGATTGAGAACACACTGTTACGATTTGTTGTAGCACTGGATGCCGCAGTTGACCCACAGAAGTATAGAAAAGAATATCTAAAAAAACTTTATAAGTTATTAGAGCCAAGTAAAGATAATACAGATACGATTCAATACTTTGCTAAGTATGCCGCAGGTGAGTTACCAAAGGCTGCATTACGTAGCTTTGTTAAACAAGCACAGATAGAACGTAAAGTAAAGGCTGACAATGAAGTTGGCAAAAAGTATTGGTATCGTGTTGATAAAGAAGGTCGTGGCCGTAGTGGTGCAAGTATTGAAGTTGTTGCTACAAGTAAAGAAGAAGCACTACAAAAAGCATCAGATGAATGGAACATTCGTTTAGGTGCATTAACTGCTGCCGCTGTTTATCCAGTTCGTAAGTTTGAAGAACCTAAAGATGATAAACCAAAATATGAAATATTTAATTTGGATACTAATAGAAAGGTAGAGGATGCTGAAGGCATTACTAATGATAGAGAAGCATTGATTCGACTAAATGATTATCTTGAACACGGTCCACACAGATTTCCAGCAAGACAAGCTAGAGACATATTTGGTATAAGACGTGTTGGTGATAGTGAACCTATACTAGCACAACCAATTCGTGCTACTAATGAACCAAGTGGCGAAACACAAGATTACAAACTATACAGAACAGCAGACCAAAGTATAGTTTATACATTCCAAGCTACATCAGTTGAAGATGCGAGAGAAAAAGCTCAAGCTTGGTTATTGGATCAGGGTATTGATAGACGAGGGTATGGTCTATCACGTATGGATCAACCTGCACCCGCCCCAGATAGCACTAATGCTATTCAACAACAAAGACAAATACCTGGTTCATTCACCGGTGCTTGGAAAGTAATGGCAGACGGACGTGAAGTACATCGTTTTAGTGGCATAGGCAATGTTCAACGTGATGCTAATCGTGTAGCTATTCAATGGCTAAGAGACAATGGGTACGATCAAGGTACGGACATTGAAGTATTACCTATAATGAGCTAATATGAGAGCAACAGAATTTATTAATAAAGAAATACCCTTTGCAGACGGATATTTAGTTGTGAGCAAACACTTCATTAATGATAGAAGTGACGGTTCAAAACGTAATATTCCTATAGAAAAAGTCCTTCGAGTATTACATAAATTAGAAACTAAACGTGGACATGAACTAATAAAAATGCCATATATTACTTTTGTAGTTAGAACTCCTGATTTAGGAGTAGCAATGTCTAAGCAAAAAGATAATCATGGTGAAAATGCATATATTGTATTAACAGCACATCCAACATTACAAACATCACCGGATGAAGATGTATTTTATTTAGAAGAACAAGAAAATCCCAAAGTGGATTTGTCACCTAACTATCCTAACTATGAAGTATTAATAGGAGAGTTCATTGGTGTTAAAAAGAATAGGTTACGATTCAACATAATATCAGCAAAACTTAAACCAGGTCAGGGTGAAACTGAAAAAATCTTTAGGGCAATGACTACCAATACACCAATCAGTATTGAGATTAGCAAAGTAAAGAATCGTAACATAATAGCTGACGATATATCTCGCAGGGGATTTGCACTAGGTAGTTTAGGTGCCGCTACAGTGGGTAGTATGATAGGTAATTATAATTCACAAAATAAACAAGATGAACCGGCACAACCTGAACCTAAAGCTGTAGCAAACAATATAACCACACTAAGTAATAATCCACAAGAAGAAACAATGATGCAAAAAACTGCTAGACAAGCCGGCATTGTTGGCACTGAATTGGCACAACTTATGGGTCAAACTAAACATGAATCTTGGAACTTCAGTAGGTTAAAAGAAAAAAGCATGGGTCCAAACTATTTTGCTAAAAAATATGATCCTAAGTTTGCACCACGTACTGCTAAAATACTAGGTAACAAACAACCCGGAGATGGTGAAAAATACCATGGTCGTGGATTCATTCAATTGACTGGTCGTGATAATTATCGCATGGCACAAACAGCATTAAATATTCCTCTACTACAACAACCTGAATTAGCAGAACGACCAGACGTTGCAGCCAAAATTGCTGTATGGTATTGGCAAACACGTGTCAAACCTAGTATAAATAACTTCAACGATACAAAAGCAGTAACACAAAAAATTAACCCTGCCGGCAAAGGTCTAGAAGATAGACATGCAAATTTCGTTGATTACAAAAATATATTATTATGAAAAAACTATTAACAATACTAGCAGTAATGCTATCAATAAATGCCTTTGCTTGGGATCAACGTATACCATTACCACCACAACAATGTCAAGTACATAGTCCATATGGATTCGCACAAACACAAAGACCATCACAACCTATATGCCGTGAAGCATATCTTGTAGCATATGATGCTCCTGCTAAGATTCCAGTCTATGTAGCATATACATTAAAACCAGAAAACGCATTAGGATGTTTCCCACGTACAAACGCTTTTGTTGCTGATGCTAGTATTAAAGATGGTGCAAAGCCTGATGATTATGTAGCTACAGGTTATGACAAAGGTCATGCCGCACCAGATGGTGATTTAAGTTATAGTCAAATTGTAGAATACGAAAGTTTCTTAATGACTAATATGTATCCGCAACATGGTAGTTTAAATCGTGGTATATGGAAACTATTAGAAACAAGTATTCGTGGCTGGGCAGTACAATTAAAGCAACCGTTTACTATCTATGTAGGTGCATACTATGGACCTAGCAATGAGAAGATTGGTAACGGAGTAGTTGTGCCTCATGGGTACTACAAGATTGTAATTAATAATACTACAAAAGAAGTTGCTGGATGGCAATTCCCACATAAGAAACCATATGTTAACTTGGGTAATGATTTAACACAATTTCGTGCACCATTAGCACAGATACAAGAATATGCAGGTGTAAAGTATCATTTCCCTGCTAATGCTAAAGAATTACAGCCTGGTAAAGAATGGCCAGTAGATTACGGTCTATTAACTAATAGTAAACGTGCTAAATGTAAAACGAATGATTAAGAACACACTACCTTAGGACCTTTGCGTTATAAAGTGTGGGCCGGCTGCTGGCCTGATGTAACAATTCGCTACTGTGAAATCAAAAGTGAGCATAAATACTAATATGAAATCAATAGAACTATACGAATCAGCCGCAAAAGAACTAGCAAGAAAATTGCCTAGTTTGGAAAAGCACGATTATAATACCATTGATAAATTGATGCGAAGAATTGCTAGCAAACATAGTATCACTGGTAAAGCACTACATGACTTGTTCGTAAAGAAATTCCATCGTAGTCCGGATAGTTGGATTAAGAATAAACTAGACGAGGGTGATAGTAGTGAACTACAACAAGAAGTTGATAAGTTCTGTGATTGGGCATGTAAACGATTACATCTAAAAAACAAACCACGTATTGAACTCAGTATGGATACTGATGAAGCACAAAATAATCATCATACTGGAGGACATAAAATGGGTGATGATAGTATTTGGGTATATGCTAAAAATCGTAACCTAGTAGATATACTACGCACAGTATTCCACGAATTGGTACATGTCCGTCAAGGTGAATTAGATATGATTGATCCGGGTGATAGTTATCCAGGTAGTCCAATAGAAGCAATGGCAGATATGCTTGCTGGTAAATATATTAAGATATACGGGGAACAGAATCATCATATCTTTCAATAAAGGAATAACATGTCAATTACAATAACAGGTGGTATAACATTTACTGGTGCTGGATGTACTGTTTCTCCCGGACCGAGTGGTAATAAAGCTATATTTGGTTATGGATATGTAGGTAATCCTACTTTTGCCGGTGTGTCAATGACCAATTTAGTATCAAACACAGGTGTAGTAGCAACTGATACTGCAGGAGTAGGTACTGCTAGATTCGGACCAGCAGCCGCAGGCTATGGCACAGATAAAGCTATATTTGGTTACGGGACTACTGATGGCAGCACCGTTGTATCCATGACTAATCTAGTAAGTAACGCTGGTGTTGTAGCCACTGACACCACAGGTGTTGGTACTGCTAGATATTCGTTGGCGGCTGCTGGTTATGGTACAGATAAAGCTATATTTGGGTATGGAGATAATTCTTCTTTTGCCAGAGTATCAATGACTAATCTAGTAAGTAATACAGGAGTAGTGGCCACAGATACCACAGGTGTAGGTACTGCCAGAGTTAACCTGGCAGCCGCAAGGTACAGCACTGACAAAGCTGTATTTGGTTACGGACTTGACAATAGTGCATCCACAGCCGTGACTAACCTAGTAAGTAACGCCGGTGTTGTAGCCACAGACACCACAGGTGTAGGTACTGCTAGAAATGCCTTGGCGGCTGCCGGATACGGCACAGATAAAGCTATATTTGGATTTGGTACTACCAGCGGAGGTGCTGGTAGAACAGCCATAACTAATCTAGTAAGTAATACAGGCGTAGTGGCCACTGACACCACTGGTGTAGGTACAGCTAGGTATAACCTAGCTGCCGCTGGTTATGGTACTGATAACGCTATATTTGGTTATGGTACTACAACTGTTGCAGTATCAACAACCAATCTAGTAAGTAATACAGGTGTAGTTGCTAGTGACACTACTGGTGTAGGTACTGCTAGAACCCAATTAGCAGCCGCAGCCTACGGTTAACCAACTATCCATAATCGTTGCTAAACAAATCATTATATGCTATAATGTATAGATGATTAAGCTAACAGTTCCATTACCCAAAAGTATCACAGTCGCTTGTAGCGGTGGTGTAGATAGCATGGCAGTAGTTGACTTTTTAAGTCGCAAGCACGAAGTAACGATTGCCCATTTTAATCACAGAACACAAAACGGTGAAAAAGCCTCACAATTTGTTTCCAGATATTGCAGTGATAATAATATCCCAATGCTATATGGATCACCACGAAGTCAAAAGGGTAGTAAAGAAAGTCAAGAAGAATACTGGCGTAGAGAACGTTATGATTTTTTAAGTGGTCTTGGGCCAGTCATCACTTGTCATCACTTAGATGATTGTGTTGAAACATATATTTGGTCAAGCTTACATGGTACACCCAAAGTTATTCCATTAACACGCAACAATGTAATCAGACCATTCTTAACTACACGCAAACAGGAGTTTATCTATTGGTGTGAGAGTCATAACGTACCCTGGCTTGAAGATGAATCAAACAAAAACTCACGCTATATGCGTAACTATGTTCGTAATGAATTGATGCCACATGCATTACATGTCAATCCAGGACTACATACTTTGGTCAAGAAGATTGTACAAGGTAAACAAAATACTTGACTTCTCTACGCAACTCAAGTATACTAACTAATTATTTAAGGAGAAACTATGTCAGATTATAATAGAACGTTTAATGGTGAAGCTAAGATTAAACTTACACAATTAATTAATGAAGGTATGACAGTCCTACATGAGATTGATACATTGAATGGTGGACTTTCGGATACAGTAAAAGCGGTTGCCGAGGAACTTGAAATCAAAGCTAGTACATTAAAAAAAGCAATTAAAATTGCTCACAAAGCAAGTCTCGGTCAGACTAACAAAGACCATGATGAACTCAATACGATCCTAGAAACTGTAGGGAAAACACTTTGAGTTATGTGGATGCCATTCACAGTAAAGATGAGGATCGCATCTATGTAGTAGAACGGTCACCTCAAGGTAAACGAGAGTATAAAGAGTATCCTACTAACTATGTATTATATTATCCTAATAATAAAGGTAAGCATCGTAGTATCTATGGTGACCCAGTCAGTCGTTTCAGTACACGCAAACGACAAGAGTTTGAAAAAGAAAGACGCATTCATTCAGGTAAGAAATTATTTGAAAGTGATATCAATGTTGTCTTCCGTTGTCTAAGTGAAAACTATTTAAAAGTTGACGCTCCTAAACTTCATACTTGTTTCTTTGACATTGAGGTAGACTTTGATCCAGATAAAGGTTTCAGTCCTACTAGTGATCCATTCAATCCTGTAACTGCTATCAGTTGTTACTTAGATTGGCTAGACCAATGTATTACGTTAGTAATTGCTCCCAAACATATGTCTAGTGAAACCGCATTAGAAATCGCTGGTGGATTTGAAAACACAATGCTTTTCAAAACAGAAAAGGAAATGTTTGATGTTTTTTTTCAACTTATTGAAGATGCTGATGTATTGACTGGTTGGAACTCAGAGGGCTATGATATTCCCTATATGGTCAATCGTGTTACTAGGGTGATGAGTAAAGATGACACACGCAAGTTTTGCTTGATGGGTCAACTTCCTAAAGCTAGAGAGTATGAACGATTCGGTAAGAGTGAAACAACTTATGACTTAGTAGGTCGTATTCACTTGGACTATCTACAGTTGTACAAAAAGTATAACTATGAATCACGCCATAGTTATAAACTTGATAGTATCGGTGAGATGGAAGTAGGTGAAAACAAAACACAATATGAAGGCACGCTTGACCAACTGTATAACAAAGACTTTAAAAAGTTCATTGAATACAACAGACAAGATACAATGTTGTTGGTGAAGATTCACAACAAACTAAAGTTTTTAGAATTAGCTAATCAACTTGCACATGAGAACACAGTACTGCTTCCAACAGTTATGGGTTCAGTGGCAATGATTGAGATGGCAATTTTTAATGAAGCACACGAACGTGGCTTAGTTGTTCCAGATAAAAAACGAAAGGTTGAAAATGAAGAAGAAATCCAGCAGGCAGCAGGTGCCTTTGTTGCTACGCCGAAAAGAGGCATGCATGAATATGTCGGAGCCGTCGACATTAACTCGCTCTATCCCTCGGTTATTCGTAGCCTCAACATGGGTGGTGAAACCATCGTTGCTCAAATCAGACAGACAATCACAGACCAGTACATGAAAGACAAAGGCCTTCGACTAGCCAGTGAGAAGAAACGCTATAAAGAAGGTGACGATGATGTGACTGGTGCTATACTATGGGAGAATTTGTTTGGTGCATTAGAATATACTGCGGTTATGAATCAAGAACGTGGTACTATGCTTATAGTTGACTTTGAAGACGGTCGTACTGAAGAAATGAGTGCGGCAGAAGTCTGGAAGATGATATTCGACAGTCACAAGCCTTGGATGTTAAGTGCTAATGGTACAATCTTTACTTATGAAAAAGAAGGTATTGTTCCTGGTCTACTAACACGCTGGTACTCAGACCGTAAAGAAATGCAGAAGAAACTCAAAGAGTCAACTACGACTGAGGATAGAGAATATTGGGACAAGCGACAACTTGTTCGTAAGATTTTATTGAACTCGGCATATGGTGCATTGTTAAATGAACATTGCAGATTCTATGATAAGCGCATAGGTCAAAGTGTTACACTAAGTGGTCGTCAGATTGTTCGGCATATGATGAGTACTATCAATGAATCAGTTGAAGGTACGTATTCACACGAAGGAAATGCAATTGTATATGGTGATACTGATAGTTGTTACTTCACAGCTTATCCCACACTCAAGCCACAGATTGATAAAGGTGAATTGGTATGGGACAAAGAACTCTGTATCGGACTATACGATAGTATCGCAGACCAAGCTAATGAAAGTTTCCCATCATTTATGGAGAAGGCGTTTCACGCTCCAAGAAAGAATGGTGAAATTATCAAAGCTGGTCGTGAACTGATTGGTGATCGTGCTATCTTTATGGTTAAGAAGCGTTATGCTATTAACATCTTTGACAAAGAAGGTAAGCGTAAAGACAAAGATGGTAAGCTTGGTGATATCAAAGCTATGGGTCTTGACTTGAAACGTGCTGATACTCCTAAATACATACAAGAATTCTTAATGAATGTATTGCAAATGGTTCTGCAACAAGGTAAAGGTCGTGACGAGGTCATTGAAGCTATCAAAGACTTTAAACGTGTATTAACTGCACAAGACAGTTGGACTAAAGGCTCACCCAAAGGTGTTAATAAACTTACAATGTACGGTGACTTAGAAGCCAAGAGCAGTACAGGTCGTGCTAATATGCCCGGACACGTAAGAGCGGCATTGAATTACAACTACTTGCGTAGAGTGAATAGCGATAACTATAGTCAAAAGATTATTGATGGTATGAAGGTAGTAGTATGTAAACTTAAACCCAATCCATTAGGCTTCACTTCAGTTGCATATCCGGTTGACGAATTACGATTACCAAAATGGTTCACCGAGTTACCTTTTGATGACCAAGCAATGGAACAAACATTGGTTGATGAGAAGATTGATAACTTACTGGGCGTACTTGGTTGGGATATTCGTAGTAGTACAGATACTAATAGTACATTTGATGATTTGTTCAGCTTCGGGTAAACTGCTATTGCTTTACGCAATAAAATCCACTATAATAGATAACATAAACTGCCTAAATAGGTATACAAAGGAAAAACATGAAAGATTATTTACAAGATTTAATTACACACACAAACGGTCTAGGGGACGTAGACTTAATTAAAGTATCCGGTACAGATACTGAAACACATATTAATGCAATATCAGAAAAGAAAACTGTTATTGTATCAGGAGTATTGAATGGTCCAATCAGTGACTTCATTGGTGTATTTGGTATGCCTAACTTAACTAAACTAAAAACTGTTCTTGGTTTCGATGACTATGATGAACACGCTAAAATCTCTGTGTTACGTACTACACGTGATGGTGTTGATGTACCTAGTACTATTCACTTTGAAACAAAAGACGGTACATTTGTTAACGACTATCGTTTGATGACTAAATCAATCGTAGAAGAAAAAGTTAAAACTGTTACTTTTAAAGGTACTACTTGGAATGTTGAGTTTGAGCCAACTATCGCAGGCATTCAACGACTAAAGAAACAAGCAAGTGCTAATAGTGAAGAAGAACATTTTACATTCACTACAGTTAATGGTGACTTGAAGATTAACTTTGGTGACCCATCAACTCACAGTGGTAACTTTGTATTTCAACACAGTGTAACTGGTTCATTGACTAAAGTATGGAACTGGCCTGTTAAAGTATTCTTAGCTATCATGGATTTGCCAGGTGATAAGAAAGTTCGTATTGCTGATGCAGGTGCGACTGAGATTATAGTTGACAGTGGTCTTGCTACTTACACATATCTATTGCCAGCTAACGCAAAGTAATTAATGGAACAAGTTAATCTATCAGCACAGCACAAGCCCGATTGGGCATTGTTCTTACCTGCAGTCAGTAGTTTCTATATTGCTGGCTTAGGTAAACAACGCAAAGGTGAAGATTACTTCCCTAAAGCACGTATCCCGGCCGGCTTTAATGGTGATGTTGAAAAACTTAACTTCTTAAACAGTAAAGAAGGCCTATACTATTATAAGTGGGGCTTATACAGTGCTGGTCATGCTAACTTAGATACTACTAAAGACGATCCTAGTGAAAGTATTATTAGAGAACGTGAAGAGGGTACGTTCATGTTAGGTGATAGTGGTGGTTTTCAGATTCTTAAATGTCAGTGGCCAGCAGACTGGAAAGATCCTAACTGCCCACGTGCTATGATTAAACGTAAAGCTGTATTGAACTGGATGGACACATACATGGACTATGGTATGTGTTTAGATATCCCATCACAAAGTCTTACTACATTCAATATCAAAGACCCAAAGACTGGTAAGTCAGCACATGGTATCAGTACGATTGAAGAAGCTATTACTGCTACTCACATCAATAACGAATACTTCATTAAGAACCGTAATGGTAAATGTAAGTTCTTAAATGTATTGCAGGGTCGCAATCATAAACAATCAGACGATTGGTATGAAGAAATGAAGAAGTATTGTGATCCAAATGTCTATCCAGATAATCACTTTAATGGTTGGGCATTCGGTGGACAGAACAAGATTGATGTTCATTTGATGTTGCGTAGATTAGTTGATATCATACATGATGGTTTACTGGTAGAGGGTAAACATGATTTGATTCATTGCTTGGGTGTAAGCATTATGGAATATGCTGTATTGTTCAGTGACATTCAAAAAGCTATTCGTAAGTATCACAACCCTAAACTACAGATTACATTTGACTGTGCAAGTCCATTCTTTAGTGCGGCTAAAGGTCTAGCATACTTTAACAATAGTATTGAACACGATAAGAAGTGGGCATACAGTATGGAAAAGACTGCCGAGAAGAAAAGTTATGCTAATGATAATCGTAAGTATAGTGATGCTGTACTACAAGATAATATCCATGACAAGTTTACAGATAGTCCAGTAACGGACCTTATGTTGATGAAGGACCTTTGTTATCGTGGTCAAGGCTTTATTGGTCAACATGGTAAAGAAACTAAAACAAGTTGGGATACATTGAGTTATACATTACTACAGAGTCATAATGTTTATATGCATATGACTGCTGTACAAGAAGCTAATCGCCAGTATGATAAGGGCATCATGCCTAAAATGGTTATGAGCAAGTTTGATGATGAGCATTTTGGTGAAATTGTTGATAAGATATTTGCACAAAAAGATAGACAAAAGAGCCTAGATATGATAGAATCACATAGTAGCTTCTGGATGCAGATGAAGTCAGGTAGTCAGGGTTTAAGTGGCAAGAAAGCAATGAATGCTATGACAATGTTTGACCAATTGTTTGACGTAACTGATAGTGAACCGGAAGTTGAAGAAGCTATTGAAGATAGTGATGATGAAATTTCAAAAGTACTAGGAGAATAATATGCAAGAACAACATATACAGGCATTGACCGAGAAACGTGTACGTATCAAACAACATGCATTACGTACAATTTTTGTGCGTTTTCAAAAAGAAGGTATTCATAAATACCCAGCGGCGGCAACAGACCCTAACTTGGCAACAGGTGATGAGTATGATGTTAGCTTTTTAGCTACTCCACATAGACACATCTTTCACTTTGAAGTGTCTATTGAAGTATTTCACAACGACCGTGATATTGAGTTTATTCAGTTTAAAAGATGGTTAGAGAATCAATATTCTCAAGGCATTCTTGCGTTGGATTACAAAAGTTGTGAAATGATTAGTGATGACCTCTATGAAGTCATTGCAACTCGATATCCAGATCGTAATATTGCTATTCAAGTATCAGAAGATAATGAGAACGGGGCTACTATTGTCTATAACACAAACAAACCTTATCAACAACTCGCTATTTAAAGGAATTAAAAATGGCAAAACAACAATATCAACCTAACCCACGTATCAATCAGATTTTTGAGGATCTTGAAAAGTACCTTGAATTCTGTCAGGACTTTGGGTACAAGTTTGATGAAACATCATTGTATGACATGCGGAGTTTCGCATACCGTCAACATCAAAAACAAATTGCCGGCAAATGGGCTAAGGATCAATGGCAAGAGGATATGCGTCCATGAAGATAGTGTTAGTCACTGGGGGCTTTGACCCCTTGCATAGTGGCCATATTGAATATTTCAATTCCGCTAAGCATTTAGGTTTCTTACTGATAGTAGGAGTTAATAGTGACGCATGGTTGACCCGTAAAAAAGGTCAACCTTTTATGCCTATTCAAGAACGTAAAATAATCATTGAAAATTTACATCAAGTGCATAAAGTAATAGAGTTTGATGATAGTGATGATACCGCCATTGATGCCATTCGCAAAGTCAAAGAAATGTACCCAAAAACAAATATTATATTTGCTAATGGGGGAGATAGAACTAAAGATAACATTCCCGAAATGATATTTGATGATGTAGAATTTGTATTTGGTGTGGGTGGGGATGACAAAAAGAACAGTAGTAGTTGGATACTACGTGAATGGAAACAACCTAAAACATTGCGTCAGTGGGGATACTATCGTATACTACATGATGTAAGTGGATGTAAAGTAAAAGAACTAACAGTAGAGCCGGGTCAAAGTTTAAGTATGCAACGGCATTTTAAACGAAGTGAATTTTGGCATGTTACAGAAGGTAAGTGTATACTATATACAAAATTGTCAAGTGGTTACAGTTTACTTCCAATTGAATTGTCAACGTTTGGTCAAGTAAAAATTTCACAAGGTGATTGGCATCAACTAAGTAATCCATATGATACACCATGTCGTATTGTAGAAATACAGTATGGTGAAGAATGTGATGAACTAGATATAGAAAGAGAAAATGCATAAGTTATTTTATATGGGCCTAGAGCCTTACAAAGCAAGATACACACTACAGTTACAAGACTGGAATGAACGTGTATTCAAACGTAGAGGCATTAACTATGTTATCGTTCCCGGCGAAACATTAAGTGATGACCAAGCTATTGTTACCGGACAAGTATTAGATGCTCATGGACGTACATACTTTGGTATGAGTCAATTAATGAATCTAGTAAAGATGATGAAAAAAGGTGAGTGTAGTTATGAAGATATTGTATACTTTGAAGATATGTTTCAGCCGGGCATTGAAAGTCTTCCTTATATACTTAAGCAAGTTCCTATTAATCTCCGTCCTCGTATATTTGTCCGTTGTCTTGCTCAGTCAATCGATCCGGATGATTTCGTACATGTATGGGGCATGAGTGAGTTCATGGGTCACTATGAAAAGATGGTTGATTCATTCGTTGATGGTGTACTTGCTAGTAATGAAGAAATGGTAATGCATATGAAGATTGCGGGTTGGAAGGCACCGATCTACAATATCTCAGGCTTAGCATTTGGCAAAGAAGAAGTTCGTAGCCGTGTAAATAATGTCATCAAGCCATTCAATGAACGTACAATGCGTATTGCATTTAGTGCTAGATGGGATCAAGAAAAGCAACCTGACTTCTACATGGATGTGATTGAAGAATTCTATAACCGGTACGGTGAGAAGGATCGTCATGGTGTATATCGTGGTGTAGAATTCTGTGTGTTCAGCGGTAGTAAACTAAAAAGCAATAACGATAGTTACATGAAACGTACACAAGATATGCAAAATCGTGGACTATTAAAAGTATATCAAGACCTAGATAAGAACGCATACTATGAGTTATTAAATGATACAAGAGTATTGTTTAATTGTGCATTACAAGACTGGGTGAGTAACACAGTCAGTGAAGCAGATAGTTTGGGTTGCAATGTATTGTATCCGGCATATCGCAGTTTCCCAGAAACATTTGCGAATGACTATACAAGACTGTATACGCCCTGGAGTGTTGAAGATGCAACAATTAAGTTATATAATATGTTACATCAACCGCATGTAAATCAAGGAAAGATTAGTGATTGGACTGACAGTACAATCGATAGAATTTGTGATATCCTAGAAGGTAACGGACAACAATGGTTGCGTATGGATAGTGATTATCGCAAACACACCCGTGAAGCAAAATATTAAGGAGAAAATTATGAGCGCACAAAATGATATTGAAAATAGTTTAGAAGCATACAATGCTGAGAACGATAAATTTAACAAGGGTAATGCAGCCGCCGGTACTAGGGCACGTAAAGCATTAGCAGAACTAGCTAAAGCAGTTAAGGCTCGCCGTAATGAAATTACAGCAGAAAAAGCCGCAAGAGCAGAAGCAAAAGCTAAGGCTTAACCATGGCTCGCAAGAAAATTCAACTTGCAGAACCAACAGTAGTTAAAGGTAGTCACTTAACTGTGACTACTTTTCCTGATGGTCGTACTGAATTAAAATGGGATTGGGACGCATTAGTTAATGAGGTGCGTGAAGCTTGTGCTAGTGTAGAATTAGCTAATATGAAGCCTGCAGTTAAGGCTAAATCAAAAAAATCAGTTGCTAAAACAAAGTGATAAATACTTGTGTTACACAATGGTAACACAATATCAAAACAAAACCATCACAAAGGAAGGTTATCTATGAGTTATAATAAAACAAAAACAGATCCAGAGTTGGGTCAACAAGTGCATCAGCACTTAGTCAAAATGGGAGTTGAGACTCCTACATTGCCAAACAACTTAGACAGAAAAGATAAGATTGATCGTATTGAAGAACACTTCACTATTATTATGCAATATCTTGGTTTAGATTTATCTGATGATAGTCTAATTGAGACACCCAAGCGTGTTGCTAAGATGTATGTAAATGAAATTTTCTACGGACTAGATTATGAAGCATTTCCAAAATGTACTACTGTAGAAAATAAAATGAAATATAATGAAATGGTTGTTGAACGCAATGTCAATGTACAAAGTTCATGTGAACATCATTTTATTACTATTGCGGGTTTGGCTACCGTTGCTTATGTACCAAAGGATAAGGTACTAGGCCTTAGTAAAATCAACCGTATAGTAGAATATTTCAGTAAGCGCCCGCAAATACAAGAACGATTAACTGAACAAATTTTTCATTCACTATGTTATATACTAGAAACAGAAGATGTAGCTGTAATGATTGATGCCAGGCATTATTGTGTTGCGGCCCGAGGTGTAGAAGATACTGGTTCAAGTACAACTACCTGCCGTCTAGGTGGTGGATTCAAAACAGATCCAGCCGCAAGACAAGAGTTTTTGCAGATTGCAAATAAAGGTTGCAAATAATGGGATTTAAAAAACCAATGGATTATAATAGTGTACATCATCAAATCTACATTGCAGGTGTAGAACTTCACAGTCCGTATAACGATGGATTTACTACATTTGAAATCAAAAAAGATTTACATAAATTGAAATGGTTATTGGATGAGATTATGAATGATGCACCTACATTTACGGGTGAGGATGAATTCTTAAAAGAACATGAACAAACTAAAATGTGGAGAACACTTTCAAAATGATTTTCAATCATATTAAAGAATTAAAAGCACAGGGTAAAAAGATTGGTATTACTTTTAGCACATTTGATATGCTTCATGCAGGTCACGTTGCTATGTTAAGTGAAGCAAAAAATCATTGTGATTACTTGATTTGTGGGCTACAAACCGATCCAACCATTGATAGACCTGATACTAAGAATAAACCTATTCAAAGTATTGTAGAACGACAGATTCAACTTGCGGCTTGTCGCTATGTTGATGAAGTAGTGGTATATCAAACTGAACAAGACTTAATTGACTTGTTATTGATTCTACCGTTAGATGTTCGTATTTTGGGTACAGAGTATGAGGATAAGAATTTTACCGGACGTAATGAGGGTGCAGGCCGTGGTGTACAGGTTATATTTAACAAACGTGACCATAGTTTTAGCAGTTCAAGTCTACGCAAACGTGTAGCAGAAGCGGAGAAAAACAAAAATGCCTAAAAGAATATTAGTAATGGGCCTGCCTGGCGCAGGTAAAACTTATATAGCACAACATATTGTAGAGCACCTACAAGCGGATAAGAAAAAAGTAGGTTGGCTAAATGCTGACGATGTACGAAAAAAGTATAACGATTGGGACTTTAGCACAGAAGGTCGTGTTCGTCAAAGTTTACGTATGCGTGAACTAGCAGATAATATGATTGAATGTGATTATGTTATATGTGACTTTGTTGCACCATTAGTTGAAATGCGTAATAACTTTAAAGCAGATTGGACTGTATGGGTTGATACTATTGATAAAGGTAGATTTGACGATACTAACAAAGCATTTATCCCACCAGAAGTATATGACTTTAGAATTACTGAACAAAAAGGTGAAAAGTGGGGTGAGTTTATTGCCGCACACATATTAGATAATAGACGCAGACCAGTGTTTGATTGGCAGAAAGAAACAGTACAGATGCTAGGTCGTTGGCAACCATGGCATGAAGGACATCGTAAGTTGTTTGAACGGGCTATTGCTAAGACTGGGCAAGTAGTTATACAAATACGTGACTGTCAAGGTTGGCAAGGAAGTAATCCATTTGCCATCGAACAAGTTAAAAGTTTTATTAAACGTGACTTAGATATGTTATATCAAGGTCAATACGAAATTCAAATTGTACCAAACATTGTGAATATTACATACGGTCGTGATGTTGGTTATAAGATTGAGCAAGAAATATTTGATGATGCTACACATAATATCAGTGCAACTAAAATTAGGAAAAATTTAGGATTAAAATGAACGGCAACAGAACATGTATTATTTGTTTACCCAGAACAGGTAGTCAATTGTGTGAAAAATTATCCGGAGAAATAAAATCAAGCTTTCAATTGGGCGAGTATTTTGAAAATTGGAATCGCAGTGAATATGTGACTGATGATGACAATAATATAAGATTAAAGAATTTTGCTAGCATTCCTTCAAACTTTAAAATATTTGAAGGATTTGAAGAACGACTTAATTTATTAAAAAATACAAATATAAACCAATCATTAACTGTAAGAATTTTTTTGATGGATCATTATGATAAGGAAACATTATCTAAAATAATAATAGAGTTAAAAAATATAGGTTTTGAATTTATCACATTGACAAGAGATATTAAAGAACAATTGTTAAGTTTTATGATTGCCCGCTCATATGCTAACAACCTAAAAAACGTATTTGGAATCAATAGTGAAATCAATGAACCTGCAACAATTGATATTAATCGTCTGAATAATGGATTAACTGAAATTTATAATAGTCACCTATTATGGGAAAAGAATTTGTCTATAATATTACACAATATTGAATATAAAAAAGTAAAATATGAATCTATCTATTCAGACATGGAAAAAATCTACAATACAAAATTCAAATATTTAGGAGAAAAATCTATTAAAACTGATCCATTTAATTTAATTCTTAATAAAGAAGAGGTTATGGGTTTTTTGTTAAATAAAAGTAGCGGTCTTGGCGTCACTCCCGCTTTACAAACTCTGCCGCCTATGCTATAATACAACATAGGAGAAAACATGGCAAACAAAAAATTCTTTTCAACAAAGACATACAGACAAATAGGTCCTGTCGCATATCGTCAATGGCGTGCTGACAGTCATTGTAATTTAATTCATGGCTATGCTATGAGTTTTCACTTTGAGTTTGAAGCTGATACATTGGATGCCCGTAACTGGGTAACTGATTTTGGTGGACTACGCCCACTCAAAGATAAACTAGAAGAATGGTTTGACCATACATTATTAGTCGCACAAGATGACCCAATGCGTGAACATCTATTAGAACTAGGTAGATTGAAACTAGCAAAGATCACAGAAGTAGAACGCACTGGTTGTGAAGGTATTGCTGACTTTTTATATGAATACATCAACACAATCTTCTTACCCAACTGTGGTAGCGAAGAAGCTAAACGTGTATGGTGCTGTAGAGTAGAGGTACGTGAGACTGATAGCAACATGGCAGGACGTGGCGGTCATCGTGAAGATAGAGAGTTTGAATAATGTTGAAAACAGAAATGGTAGATAAGGTAGGACATACCTTAGTAGACATATTTCATAGGCTTGCATTGTTTGGTATCGGTGCCGCAACAGTATGGGCTGCCGGTTGGACCTTCGCTGAAATGTTTCAAAAACATCACGCAACAGTCGGTGACTTGTTATTAATGTTTATCTATTTGGAAATAGGTGCAATGGTGGGCATTTATTTCAAGACCAATCATATGCCTGTCAGGTTCCTGCTATACATTGCAATAACAGCACTGACACGGCATATGGTAGATATAATGAGTCATCAGCCAATCAATGTTATTGAAATGTTAGCTGTAGCCGGCTCTACATTTGTTATCGCAATAAGCGTATTAGTTATTAGATATACTAGTGCAAAATATCCTAACAACAATAAAGACGAGGTAGCTTAATGAATAGCTTAGAAAAAATATGGGCAAGAGCAACCGGTCATCTAATGGGTAATACCGATGATGACAGGCCTGATGTACCTATTCTTACATTAGGTGAAGCAAAAATCGCATTGTTCCTAAAAACTTTCTGGGTGGTGCTACATGTGATAACATGTTGTTTCATCATAGCAAACACTTTACATCATTGGTAATATATGAATAAAAAAATAGAAGACCTGGCAAAAGAAGCAGGTTTTGACTGGGCGCTCAAACGAGCATCTGTCGCAGGTCAAACTGATGATGAAGAAAGTATTGAAAAGTTTGCTGAACTATTAATCAGGGATTGTGCAAAGCAAGTTAATGGTGTTTATAAACAAGGTGGCGGTACATACGCTGAAGTTATTTTAAAAAATTACAATTTAAAAATCAAATGAATCATTTAAAAGTATCAGAATTATTTTATAGCATCCAAGGAGAGGGTTAAATCTTACTCTACCGTCACCTTGTATAAATACATATAAGGAGATAATAATGATTAAGCAAAAAACACTCAATAGTAAAGAACGAACTAACAAACGCCGAAAAAGGTCAGATTTGATGAAAGATTTTGGAATTAATGCCGACCAGTACGAAGCAATGTTGGTAGAACAAAATCATGGCTGTGCGATTTGTAATAAACTTGATATATGTAATAGGGATTTAGCAGTGGATCATTGTCATGTTACAAAAAAAGTAAGAGGTTTACTTTGCACCAACTGTAATATGGCTCTCGGGAAGTTCCAAGATGATTTACAAAATCTGTTAAATGCAGTAGAATACTTAAAAAGAGACTATAAGGTACCTGCAGTTTTAGATTCAATTGAACGTATAATTCACAATGATAGACCTAATTGGAAAATGATGGTGACTACGCCTGATGGTATATTCCCTTCAATGGGGCATGCGGCTAAATATTACGATGTACATGAGACAACTATTAGGGGATGGTGCTTATCCGATAGTAAACGAAAGAAAGAGGGCTTCATTTGTGAAAAACTCTATATATCAATGAATGATTTGAAAGAACATATTAATGACAAGCATAAAAGTAAGTGAACTTTTTTATAGTATACAAGGAGAAGGCCGATATATCGGAGTACCAAGTATTTTCCTTAGAACATATGGATGCAATTTTACGTGTGGTGGCTTCGGCATGAATAAAGGAGAATTGAGTAGTGAAAGAGATGTTATTGCGATTAAAGCACAAGATTATACAGATTATAAATCCTTACCGCTTGTCAGTACAGGTTGCGATTCCTACGCCTCGTGGGACTCTAGATTTAAGCATCTTAGTCCTATGCTCAGTACCGTTTCTATTGTTGACTCTATTCTTACTATCCTTCCTCACGGTCGCTGGATGGATGAGCACCTTGTTATCACTGGTGGTGAACCTCTTCTTGGATGGCAAAGAGCATATCCAGAATTACTTTCAAACGAAAAAATGAGAGGTCTCAAAGAGATTACTTTTGAAACTAATGGTACACAAGAACTAAGTCAAGACCTATCAATCTATCTACAACAATGGAAGATTAACAGAGAAAAGAATGCATTAACATTTAGTGTTAGTCCTAAACTAAGTATCAGTGGCGAGAAGTGGAGTGAAGCAATTTGTCCTAACATCATTCGTCAATATGAAAGTATTGGCTTTGTGTATCTTAAGTTTGTTATTGCTACTAGTGAAGATGCAATTGAAGCAGACAAAGCTGTACTAGAATTTCGTAATGGTGGATTCAGAGGCCCTGTATACTTCATGCCTTGCGGTGGTGTAGAATCATTGTATAACTTAAATGCTAAGAATGTTGCTATTGAAGCAATGAATCGTGGTTATCGGTACAGTGATAGACTTCAAGTACCTCTTTTCAAAAACGAGTGGGGCACATGAAAAAATATCAACACATTGCTTTATTATCTTGGGATTATTGGAAACACTATATGGGACCAGACGGTTCTATAAGAGATAAAAATAATCCATTAGATTGGTGTGTTGATACTTTTGGTCCTGGTAGAACAAAATCTAGGTGGACGTATGAATATAAAGATACACAAGATGATGGATTTGAAACTACGTTCAAATTCACAGATGAGAAAGATTATATTCATTTTATGTTACGATGGAGATAGTTATGCCACTAGATAGTATGGGTATCAATGACTCCTATCGTAACAAATACTTGGGTGCAGATTTAAAGTTTGCATGGTTGCCTGAAACTTGTGATTTGTCAGGTAAATGTATTTGGTTAAAGTGGGCTTATAGACTAACCAGTATCTATGCTGGACCAAGTGAAATTAGTTTAGAACACAGTTGGCACGATAAAAATGCCCATATTATGTGGTTGTTAAAAAGGTAAATATATGTATGAATTAAGATATCTTGTCCGAAGCGGTTGGGACGGACCTGAAAAAGTGTTACAATATAGAACACAAATTGAAGTAACTGATTATAGTACAACTACTATTCAAGGTAGTTTTACTAAAAAGCGTGAATATACTGAATGGCAAGATGTACCTACTATAGAAGATAAATGAGAACATACGATAAACGAATTGGCTTTTTAGTAAGCTATCAAACATTAATACCACATGGTGGCATAGGACAATTTACAAAAAGTTTTTGTGAGTTAATGGATAGTCATAATGTTAAAGTTGATATCATTACTGACAAAGAACCGCAAGATAATGAGTTTATCAAATCTATTCCGGCTAATATCATATCGCCTGCTGATTCATTACGTTATACTGAGCATAGCAACATCTTTATGTATGGTGATACATTCTGTTATGAACGCATGGCTAATTTCCGTAATAGTATTATCAAAGCGTTAGAGAATAACTTATACGATGCGTTTGTATGTAATACATATGAAACTGTGCAAGTAGCTAGTACTATGGGTCTTGAGGATTGTATTCAAATCATTGCCTACACTCACTTAGAAAGCCAGATATTCAAAGACACTAAGAATCCATTCTTACACAACACCAATGTGATGATGCGCCAACAATTAAGCACAACAAACATTGATATAGGAACTCAAAGTAAATTCAATCAACTACATTTAAATGAATCATCCTATCATCTTCCTATACCTATTACTGAACCAGACTTATTAACTGTGTACACAGGTGAACGTGAGGGGATACTGTTTGTTGGTCGATGGGAAGAAGGTAAGAATCCTGAGTTGTTTATTGAATTGATTGAGCAGACTAAACTACCGGTTAAGGTTATGACTAGTCCTAATGGTGTAAAGAAGTTTGAAGATAGATTGTCTAAACTAGGAGTCATGTATGATGTTCGTGCTAGTATTGTTGGACAAGAGAAAGTAGATTTTATTAAGTCTAGTCGTATTGCGTTTAATCCTAGTGTTGTTGAGAGTTATGGTATGGCTTTCTATGAACAACATATTCAATTGCCCACACTGGTATTAGAAAATCAACGCTGGACTAAAAACTTCAATGATAATTTCTTTTACAAATGCACAAAGAAAGACATGGCAAGTAAAGCAAAAGAGTTATATGATATTTTTGAAAAAGCAGAAAGATGGTATAACTTAGGATCATTACAACATGCACAAGAACAAGAAGCTACTGTGTTTCATAAGTGGAATAATTGTTTTAATGAGTTTGATAGTAAAAAATCTAACACTAATACAGCCAAAATTTGCAATGAAACAACTATTACACATACTGACTTCATTAAGAATTTAGGACGTAATGTAATTTGTATTGATGATGTTCGCAGTGTGTTGACTAACAAACATAAATTTAGAGTTATCTATACAGACAATGACACATATTTAACCAAAGATCCGATCTTTGAACCAGCATTAGAAACTAGTGAGGAATTATTTCAGTGGTAAAAAAAGTTTTAATAACAGGTAATAGCGGTTACATTGGTTCACATCTTACTAAGATATTGAAGGGTGAATATCAAGTGTATGGTTTAGATAAAGTAGAACCACAAGAGTCGCCGCATACATTCTATCATTGTGATATCAATCGACCTTTTAGTTTAGAAGATGAGTTTGATTGTGTTATTCATTTGGCCGCGTTAGTTAATGTGGGTGAAAGTGAGCAGAAACCTATTCAATATTATATAACTAACTTGAATGGTACAATGAATGTATTGAATAAGATTAAGACAAAGAACTTTATCTTTGCAAGCACCGGTGCCGCACAAGATTGTTGTAGTGCTTATGGTATCAGCAAACGTGCGGCAGAAGATGTGGTAAGAGAATATTGTACAACCCATCGAGCAACCCCATATACAATCTTTAGATTTTATAATGTTATTGGAAGCGAAGGCTTTGCTCCCACTAACCCCGATGGATTAATGTATAATTTAATAATGGCCATGCAATCAAAAGAGTTTACAATTTTTGGTAATGATTATGATGTATCACCTGATGGTACTTGTGTACGTGACTATGTACACGTAAATGAGATATGTGATTCATTAAAACAAGCTATTGAGAAACCTAGCAATAGTGTAGAATGTTTAGGTCACGGAGTAGGATATACTGTTAGTGAGATTGTTGATGAGTTTCAAAAAGTCAATGATGTTAGCTTCAACGTGAAATACGGCCCAAGAAGGAAGGGCGACATTGCTAGTAGTGTACTAGAAAATGTATCACCCTATATGAAGAACTTATATACTTTAGAAGAACTACTTAAAGTTTAGTCTTGTGATTGCGGATAAATTGTTCTGCTAACATTACCAATTCTTCCATTTGCTCTACACTCTCACAATTCCATCTACGTAGTGCTAATGCTTTGGGAGTAGGTTTACCATTAGGCTTTTTCATAGGACCTTTGTTACCACTCATTCTAGCACAAAAACTCTTACGGCGTTTGGCAGCTTTTGATCCAGGCTTTAATTTACTAGGTTTAGTAGTAACTGCTGTTTGTAATTTGCTACCTGGATTTTCTCTACGATATGCTTTTACTGCCTTACGGCTCATACCAGATGTTTTGTCTTTCTGGTTGACCTTGTTCCAATCCTCTTCAAGTTTTTCATCAAGTGCGGCTGAATAAGCCATATGTACAAAATCTTCAGTGTTTGTATGATTACCACCTATGATCCAATCCATGCCACCACTGTTAGATTGTGGGTATATAGTGGCAATTAAACCATTCTTAAATTCTAAAACCCATGTATCATCTTCTCCGGGTGGTCCAAATGCAAATTCTAAATCTTCCTTAGATGTTCTTAATGAACCCTTGCCCGTTGTTTTATGTGCCTTACTAGGATCATCACTGAT